GATTATTAAAACATTAACCAAAAACCAAAACCAATGACCCTAGAATGGAATAAGATAACAGACAAGCAGCCCGAATGGAAACAAAGTGTGTTGGCGTTCAATGTGCTAGGTAATTTAATTATTATTGAGTATTGGAGGCATGATTTAAAGAGTACTATCACACATTGGATTAATAAACCTAAACAACCAGCTGACAAGGAGGTGATAGGTTTTACAGAAAACATAGATAAAAAAGGTAGAATGGTGAGCTATTAATTTAAAAAATAAACTCTCCAACGCTAAAGGATTTTTTAGACGTGGAGCAGAACGCTTTGAAGCTAATAAGCTAAACAAATTGCTTGAGGTTGGCACAGTAGGCAAGAGTATTGTGTGTTAACAATCAAAAGAGGACGTTGGAGAGTTTTAATTATTAACTAATAAAAAATAAACAAATGAACGAATTAAACGAGTTTATAGATGGACTAAAAGGTTTTGTAATTGACCGTGTAGATGACATCACAGAAAGAAACCAAGAAATCGCTAAAGAAATATTAAATACAGGCGATGAATCTAAAGTGGGTAAGCTAAACACAGAGATGAAAGGTCTTTCTGGTGAGCTATCTGGCTACACACAGATATATGGTTTTATCAATGATAAAGGATTGATATGAGCGTATTTAACACCTTTAAAACAATCAAAGCAAAAGTGGAACACCTGCTTACTACACAGCCTCACCTAAGAGATGATGACGCTAAATTAATAGCAACATTTCAATACTTAGAAATAGGTGTTGAGAAAATGGAAAGCATTACAGCTTTAGATTTATTAACCATGTTCTCCAAGAATCAAGTTACTAACGGCTCAAGTATTGACCGAGTAAGAAGAAGCTTACAAGAGCATAACATACACCTTAGAGGTATTAACTACATTGAGCGACACAAGGAAGCCTCAGATGTTAAATCTAATATTCGTAATCTTTAAGATTAAATTACTAAATTGCACACCCTTAAAACCCAAAAACCTAAATGAAGCAAAAAAATAAAAAGCGTGATGAGATGCTTAACGGTTTCTATCTTTTCGTAGTTATATGCCTACTATTGTCTTACGTTTTTAACCTCAAATAATCATCATGAACGGAGAACAACTAAACCTGATGTCTGAAGGTACGTTCTTTGGTCAAAACAATACTGAGATAGAAGAATTGGTGTTAGCAGCATTTGTTAACTTTCCCGATTCATATTACCAGTTTTCTGACCAAATAAGTATCCATGAGTTTTCTACTACAATGAGTAGATACATATACATGGCCGTAAAAGAGGTGGCTAGTGTTTCTAAAATAGATATAGCTACTGTCACTGATAAGATAATTCAAAAGAAGTACCAGGACATTGTAGGGAGTTCTAAAGACGGATACAGCCTTGTTAGCTACCTTAATAGTATTTGTGAGCGACTAGATGACGATTCACACCTAAAGGAACACATTAAGCTACTTAACGAATATGCCAAGCGTAGAGCTTTGCTAATAATGTCTAAGAATATTGCTGAACAGTGTAACGACATGGTTAGTCCTGATGAGGTTGTAGGTGAGATAACTAAGTCAGTTGTTAACATACAGGAGATGGGTGAGGTTGAAGAGTTTGATAGAGAGAAGAAGCTTGATGGTATCATGGAAAGGATACGTAAGAAAGAAAGTCCACCGCTAATCTCTTCTGGGTTTGAGTCATTAGATGAGTTTATGACTGGATGGGGGTATGGTAATTTAGTTATAATTGCTGCTTCGGCTGGACTTGGTAAAACGGCACTAGCCTTAGAGGTGTTTAAAAATTGCATATACAAAGGCGATAAACCTCCTTTCTTCTCGTTAGAAATGACTGACGAAGAACTGCTACAAAGAATCTTATCTGCTGAAGCTCAGGTAGACGGAAAGAAGATTAGAACTATGGATCTAGGTGAATACGAAGAAACTAAGTTAAATCAAGTTTCTGAAAAGCTCAAAGGATATGACTTCTGGATAGATTATAAATCAAGAAAGCTTTCTACTGTATGTAACCAAATAAGAAAGTATGTTATTAGGCACGGTTCTAAAATTGTATTCATTGATTATTTACAGTTGATGATTTATGATGGTAAAAAGACTGGCAATAGACAAGAGGAAATATCTATAATTACTAGAACCTTAAAAGAGACAGCAGCAGAATTAGATATAGTCATAATAGTATTATCTCAATTGAATAGAGCTGTTAACAGTAGGGCTAATAATAGACCAGTATTGTCTGACCTTAGAGAATCAGGTGCAATTGAGCAAGATGCTGACATGGTTATATTTATATACAGAGAGTCTTACTATAACGTAGAAGCTAAATCTGAAGACCCTACTGAAGACGTTGAGCTTATAATAGCTAAAGGTAGGAGCGTAGGCACTGGAACTGTGGACGCTCTATGGACAGGAAGGTACACTAAGTTTACAAGTTTTATAAAATCACCAGTAACACATTATGCAGAAAAACAAACACCAGATAATAGTCAAGAAGATATGCGAGAAGCTAGGCTTAGAAACTCGAATAGTGAACCTAATAATAAAGAACTATTTCCGAGCGATAAGGAGGTTGGTTCTTAAAAACCAAGACATAAGAATACCGTTCTTAGGCACAATTTCAATGCGAAGTAAGTTTAGAAAAGTCATTGAAAAGAAAGGAATAGACTTTAACCTAAGAAGCAGAAGAAGAAAGAAGTCAATACACGATTAGGATATTACATAGAATTGTAATATATTTACAGTAACCAATTAAATCAATAGTTATGAAACCAAACGTATTAATTATCGGGCCATCAGGTTCGGGGAAAAGCAGTTCATTTAGAAACTGCGATCCAAAGAAAACAATCATTATTAACACGGAGCAAAAGATACTTCCATTTAGAGGAGCTAACAAGTTTGTTATGAACACTCCAGTTAGTCATTACAATCAATTTAAAGACATTTGGGACAGTGTTAAGGAAGAAAAGAAGCTAGGAGTGTTTAGTAAAGCTATCGCTTCGGATAAAGCAGACTTAGTAGTCATTGAAAGCTTAACTTCTTTGAATGAGCTTATAGGTAGAGACTTAAAAGAGCGTAACATTACTGGGTTTGATTTCTGGGGAGCTTTTAAGGAAGAGGTTAGGAATAACCTGATTGACAGTAAGAACACTTCTAAGTATGTTATTATGACGGGTGTAGATGCTGTTGTTGAAGGAGCTAACGGTGTTGAAGAGAGAATCTTTGGCATTGATGGTAGCTTAAAGAAGGCAGTAGAGAAGGAGTTTGTTATAACACTGTTTACTACTTGCATCATTGATGAAGATGGAGAGCCTACTTACAAGTTCATTACTAATAAACAATCAGGGTATGAGAATGTACCAGCTAAGTCACCAGCAGGTATGTTACCTAAAATAATGGATAATGATGTTGCTGAGGTAATGAGGTTAGCAGACGAATATTACAAGTAATAGATATTACAAATAAATAACTAACAATTAAAATTTAAGATTATGAGCAATTTAACAGATGAATTTAACAGTATTAGCAAGACAACAGTAAAAGAAGGAGGAGGTGGTTTAAGTTTTGAGACAGAACCAGGAAGATACACTTGTAAAGTGTTATCTATGGAAAGCTCACCTAAAGACCATAAAGGAACACCCTTCTTCTTAGTTAAGATGACTTCGCAGAACGATAAAGAGTGTAACGCTAAACTATGGAGAGCTAATGCTAATGATGAAGCTACTAAGAAAGACAACAAAGAAGTTAAGATTAAGAAGTTCTTAGCTGATGCAGGAGTTGATTTAGCTATCACAAAAGGAGCTGATGTATTTAAAGAGATTGTAGGTAGGAGCTTAAAGTGTATGTTTACTTCAAGTGAATACATTGGCAAGGATAAGAAACAGAACAACAAGCCTTGTGTAAAGACTTCTCTAAGCTTATGGTATACTGATGTATCTGAAGCTGATATGAGTCCTATAAGCGAAGATAAAGCGTATCAGAAGCTAAGTGCTGCTGACCAACAGAAACTAGCAGGAGAATTAGACCAATGGAACATGAACAATGCAGGTGGCTCGCTCAGTTCAGCTCCTGCTTCAACAGGCTAGTGCTAAACAGGAAGACGACTTACCATTCTGACACTAAACACTTTACGTTTGATTTGGTTAGTTAATTGGTTCAGGCGGTATGTAATGTGCCGCCTGTTTCGATTAAAATTATAAACTTTAAAAATATAGAAAAACATTATGAGCTTAGATGTATCATTAACAAGGAAGTTTCACGTCAGTTATGACGGGGGGAAAACCTTAATAGAGAAAGAGGAATCGGTGTTTGAAGCTAATATAACACACAATCTGGGCAGTATGGCAGAAGAGGCTGGTATTTACAAGGCTTGTTGGAGGCCTGAAGAGATAAACGCTAAAACAGCTAAGGACATAACACCTATTCTTGAAAAAGGATATAAAGAGATGTTAAAAGACCCTGAACGATTTAAAAAGTTTGACAGCGACAACGGATGGGGTTTATATATACATTTCCTTCCTTGGGTAAAAGAGTATTTAGAGGCTTGTAAGGAGAATCCTGAAGCTGAAATATCAGCTTGGAGATAACATGAAAGATTCATTTACAGCAACAATTAACGACAACAACGATATTGTAATTAACAATAAAGCTGCTGAAGGTGTTTACTTAGATAAATACAAAGGCAAAGAATGTTTAGTTGAGATTAGAGATAATCCTAAAACTAGGAGTTTAAAGCAAAACGCTTGGTATTGGAGTGTAGCTATACCTACCATCATAGCTTGGCAATTAGAGTACGAAGGTATTGAATACACTAATGATGAGATACACTACTACATACTAAAGAATATAGTTAAACCTGAGACTACGGTAAGAGCTGTTATGAATGAGCAGATAATCATTGTTAAATCTAAGACTACTTCGCAGATGAGCACTAAGGAGTTTAATGTGTTTAAAGAGAGTTTACAATTATACTTTGGTGAAAGAGGTATTGAGATACCTGACCCAATTAAACTATAAAATTATGTTAGAAGCCAAAGCGGTTACCAACCGTAGGCTATCTAAAGAGCGATTGAAGTGTACGGTTTGTTTTAACGAACCAATCTATGTATTGCTTGAGGATAGTACTTATGATAGAGTAAATAATGAGGAAGATTTAGCTTATTACATTGAGTTAAACTATCCTTTAGTAAGTAACGTAATAGGATTAAGATATGTTGAATATTCAAAATCAAGAAGAAGTCGACAGGGAGGTTGACAGAATAGTATCTGAGGCTATGGAT